TGCAACGATTACTGCAGCGACTCACGGAGCTATCTATAATAGTTCAACTGTAGATGGTCTGGCGAATAGATTGTGTGTCGTTTTAGATTTTGGTGGAAGTAAAACTTGTACGAATGGTACATTTAAAATTACTTTCCCTGATCCATCAACGCCGGCTAATGCTATCATTAGTATGGCCTAAGGAGGATAAATGGCTTTAGTAATAAACGATAGAGTAAAAGAAACTAGTACTTCACAAGGCACCGGCACTATTAATTTGGCTGGGGCTGTAACTGGCTTTGAAGGTTTTGTTGCGGGAATAGGTAATAGTAATACAACTTATTATGCAATTTATGAACAAGGAACTGCTAATTGGGAAGTAGGTATTGGTACAGTAACAGATGCAACACCTGATACTTTATCCCGTACTGCAATTACATCTTCTAATAGTGATTCTTTAGTTAATTTTAATTCAGGCGGTTCAAGTACATTAGATGTATTTTGTACAATGCCTGCGTCTAAATCAGTTTATTTAGATGCAAGTGGAAACCCAGTAGGAGCGGCGTCAGCAGGATTTGCCCTAGCAATGGCGGTAGCTCTTTGATATAAGGATAAGATATGGCACAAGATTTTAGAAACGCACTATTTAGAGAAATTGGAACATCAGACCAAGCTTTGTTAGCAGGTGGTAATTACGATGCAGTTATTGGTATTAGATGTTGTAATATTTTAACTTCAACAATTACAGTTGATGTTAAAATTGCAAAAGGCGGAGCTGATTACTTTTTAGCAAAAGGAGTCGTGATTCCACCAAATTCAGCTATTGAATTAATTCAAGGCGGAGCAAAAATTGTTTTAGATAGTACGAACACGTTGGAAGCAGTTTCAGATACAGCGTCAAGTTTAGATGTAGCTGTTTCTTACATTGACACAATTAGTTCGTAGGAGGAATTATGACGGCAGTAGTAAATGGAATCCAATATATAGGAGGGCAGTATAGCCCTAATGAATTTATACCTAATCAAGCGGCAACAATTGATGGGACTCAAACTGTAGAAAATGGAGTTTTAGCAGGACCCATTACAATTCCAGGAACAATAACAATAACAGGAACATTGGTAGTTGTATAATGAGTAAAATTAAAGTTAATGAAATTGAACCAAGATCAGGCACAACTGTAACAGTCGGTACAACAGGTAATAATGTAAGATCTGGAGGAAATAATTTACAAGCTTCTGATGGTGGAAATTTAATTAGTCAATGTGGTACTACAATTACACTAGGCGCTTCTGGGGATACTATTAATTTAGCTTCGGGCGCAAGTCAATCAGGATTTGGAAGAACTGGAACAGTTGATTGGTGTACAACAGCTAAAACAAGTCCTTTAACTGCAGTTTCAGGTAAAGGATATTTTTTAAATACTTGTGGTGGAGCAATTACAGTGACACTTCCAGGATCACCTTCTGCTGGTGATATTGTAGCATTTAGAGATTATAAAGGTACGTGGGGAACTGCGTGTAAAAATGTTACTTTAAACAATAATTCATCTAAAATTTTTGGATCTTGTTCTACAGGATCTTTATCAACAGCAAATTTGTCTACTACTTTAGTTTATGTAGACGGAACACAAGGTTGGATGTCTGTAAATGACTCAACACAAAATATAACAGGAGAACAATATATTGCAGCGTCTGGTGGAAATACCACTATTACGTGTGGAGATTATAAAATTCACTTTTTTACAGCTGATGGTCCTTTAAGTGTAACTGCAGGTGCAGGACCAATAGGAGTAGCAGAATATTTAGTAGTTGGAGGCGGTGGATCAGGAGGTACAGCAGGTTATGGTGGTGCTGGCGGAGGAGCTGGTGGATTTAGAATGGTATCAACTTCGGTTCCTACTTCATCCCCTTTAAAAGGTCCAGCAGGAATACCATTAAGTTCATCTGGTTCTCCTTATACTATTACAGTAGGTGCAGGAGGCGTAGGCTACCCAGGCCCAAGCCCGGAACCAGAACAAGGGCTTAATGGAGCAAATTCAATTTTAAGTTCAATAACAGCTGCTGGTGGTGGTGGCGGTGGAGGAAACGAATCCGGTGGTGGTGAATCTAATGGTAAACCTGGTGGCTCTGGAGGAGCATCAGGTAGAACCTCAGGAACAATTGGAAGTGGAAACACACCTCCCGTGTCTCCCCCTCAAGGTCAAGATGGTGGACAAGGAGACGGTGGACCAACACGATCCGGTGGTGGCGGTGGTGGTGCAGGAGCTGCAGGCGGAAATGGAACAGAAGGCCCTCCAGGAGTAGGTGGACCAGGTGGAACTGGTTCTTATATTGGGGACCCATACATTGGTCCGACAGCTCCAAGTTATGGAACTCCAGGTCCAGTAAGTTCAACTAGATATTTTGCTGGTGGCGGAGGAGGAAGTAATGAAAGACCTGGAACAGCAGGGTCAGGTGGAGCCGGTGGTGGTGGAGCTGGTTTTCAAAACGCTTCAGGAGCAGGAACTGCTGGAACAGCTAATACTGGTGGTGGAGGTGGAGGATCAGGATCACCATATGCTGGTGCTACTGGTGGTTCAGGAATAGTAATAGTTAGGTATAAATTTCAATAATTAATATGGATTTACTTTTTAAAATAAGTATAATATAAGGAGAAACATTATGGCACATTTCGCAAAATTAGGAGCAAATAATAAAGTTATAGCCGTTCACGTCGTGAATGATAGTGATTGTCACAATGCTGATGGTATTGAAGATGAAGAAGTAGGAAGACAGTTTTTAGAAAAACTACATAACTGGCCTCTTTGGAAAAAAACATCATACAATACTATGGGCGGACAACATAATTCAGGTGATAATTCTAAAGCATTTAGAGGTAACTATGCTGGTATAGGTATGATGTATGATGAAGATAATGATTTATTCATATCTAAAAAACCTTATGCTGGTTGGGTTTTAAATGTGGCAGAAGCGAGATGGCAATCCCCTATTGGCGATGCCCCAGATTTATCAGACGAAGAATCAAAAACACACAAGTATGAGTGGAACGAAAGCACTAATGCTTGGGATAAAGTCGCTAGATAATCTACTTGACATTATTATCGTAATTAATTACATACCTAGATAGGTATGCAAAAGAAAGTATTATCTGAAATAGATTTATATTATGGCAGTATTAATATGCCTAAAGGTTTTGAAATTAAAAACGATACTATTAAAAATAGTATTTTAAATTCTTTTATAAACGAAGATAGAATAAGTAAAAATATTAAAGACTACTCTTATTCTGATTATAAAATACCTTTTTCTCAGATGTTAGGTTGGTTAAACGATTATATTCGTGATCATTTTAATGTTGAATATCATAAAGTATTAGTTCCTAAATTATCTTGGGGAAATGTTTATGATTACAATCAAAAATCTTTTTCTAGAACTACTGTTGATCCTGTTGATTTACGAAATTCTTGTGATTATACATTTATTTATGGAGTTGATGTTGGTAAAGATTCTACAGGTGTTGTAATAGAATATGATGATAATAGAAGAAAAGGAAGAAGTTGGCATATACCTTTAAATAATAATACTTTTGTTATGTTTCCAAGTACAAATCAATATTTTATTAGCCCCAATAAATCTAAACAAATGAATGTAATTTTAACAAATACTTATGAATATATCTAATCATTATTGGTACTTTCAATCTGCCGTTCCATCGCGAATCTGCGATATGATTGTGAAATATGGTAAGGCTGAAAAAGAAAGACAAGTGCAAGCCATTACGGGTGGTTTAGGTAGAGATAGAAATTTAAAAGAACAACCTTTAACTAAAGAAGAATTAAAAGATTTAAAAAAGAAAAGAGATTCTAATATAATTTGGATGAATGATCGTTGGATTTATAAAGAAATTCATCCTTATGTTCATCAAGCAAATGCAAATGCAGGATGGAATTATGATTGGGATTACTCGGAAAGCTGTCAATTTACAATATATAAAAAAGGCCAATACTATGATTGGCATTGTGATAGTTGGGATAAACCTTACATAGAAGAAGGACCAACAAAAGGAAAAGTTAGAAAATTATCTGTAACACTAACGTTAACAGACCCTAAACATTATACAGGTGGAGAACTTGAATTTGATTTTAGAGATAAAGATCCTGATAAAAAAAGAAATGTTAAGGCTTGTACAGAAATATTACCTAAAGGCAGTTTAGTAGTATTTCCAAGTTTTGTATGGCATAGAGTTAAACCCGTAACTAAAGGAGAAAGGAATAGTCTAGTTATTTGGAATCTAGGTTATCCGTTTAAATAATATGGAAGGAAGTAATAATCACGTAAAATTTAATGGTGCTGCTTATTTTAGTACCCCTGTTTGGACAGCACAAGCCCCTGTCTTTCTTAAAAAAATGTTAAAATTAACTGATGGATATTTAAAAAAAACAAAAAAAAGTATATTAGCTAAAACTATTAAAGAAAGAGATAAAAAATTTAATGCTAAACTAAATGATTTTGCTTTATCTAATCATTCTGAATCATTTAACAATGATCCTAAAGCTAAAGAGTTTGTACAGTTTTGTGGTCAACGTTCTTATGAGTTTTTAGATTGGTGTGGTTATGATGTTAGAAATCATAGTTTACATTTTACAGAATGTTGGGTACAAGAGTTTTCATCACAAGGTGGGGGACATCACGACATTCACACGCATTGGAATCAACACGTATCAGGTTTTTATTTTTTGAAATGTAGCGATAAAACATCTTACCCTGTTTTTCACGACCCTAGACCAGGAGCACAAATGATTAGACTTCCACAAAAAGAGCCAAATAAAATTACATTTGCTAATGAAGCTATCCATTATAAAATTAAACCTGGAATT